ATACGATTCTGTTTTCAGAATAGTAAAACAAAATTGAGTCGTGGCAAAAGAAGTTTAACCTATGGTGCTTGGGCTACCAAGCATGGGTTTCTCTGGAGTCATGGCTCTATTCCCAGAGATTGGTATGAAGAACAAGAGCAATTATGTAAGGAAGACAAGCTGCCCTGAGTGTGGCAGTAAAGATAATATGGCTATCTATGATGACGGACATGGTTACTGTTTCGGCTGTAGCTATACCTATCACCCACCAAAAGAAAGACCAAAGAAAAATTTTATCAAGACTGTGAAGAAACCATTACTGAAATTTGTTACACCAAAAGCATTACCAAAGCGTGGCATTACACAGGAGACATGTGAACTCTTTAATTATGGAATTACAGAACATAATGGAGTACCTGTGCAGGTGGCAACCTATGAAGATGCGTTAGGCAGACCATCTGCACAACATATACGCTATCAAAATAAAAGATTTATATGGTTGGGTGATGTCAGCAATCTACAGCTTTGGGGTCAGAAGCTTTGGAGACAACATAATACAGGCAATATGTTTGTCACTATTACTGAAGGTGAGATTGATTGTATGTCTGTTTCTCAGGCACAAGGTAACAAGTTTCCTGTAGTTAGTTTGCCTTCTGGTAGTCAGTCAGCTAATAAATATATAGCAGCAAATTTAAAATGGTTATCTCAATTTGTACGCATAGTTCTGTGCTTCGATAGTGACGAGCCTGGCATGGTTGCTGCCGAAAAAGCAATTAAAATCTTACCTGCTGGCAAGGCAGCTATATGTAGACTTCCAAGAAAAGATGCTAATGAAATGCTCCTCAATGGAGAAGGGGAAGAACTTAGGGATCTTTTATTCAGGGCAACACCTGTTAGACCAGATGGCATACTTAACGCCAGTAACCTCTGGCAAGAACTGACAAAGAAAGGTACTAACAGTGTCTGTCCTTTTCCATTTCCACAGCTTGATACCTTTACCAAAGGCTTTCATAAACAACAAATGATATGTATAGCAGCAGGTAGTGGCACTGGTAAATCAACTATATGTAGAGAATTAGCTCATCACTTTATAAAGAACGATTTGACGGTTGGATATATAGCTTTGGAAGAATCAGTACAGAGAACTATGCAAGGTATTCTTGGTGTTGAGGTAAATAAACCACTACATCTTGAGGATAATATTGAACAAGAGACTTTAAAGCAGTCGTTTGATAGGTTATTTGGTACGGGAAAATTATTCTTATATGATCACTTCGGTTCTATTGATCCTGACAGATTAGTGGAACAGATACAATATCTCGCTACAGCAGAGGGTGTAGATGTTGTGATCTTGGATCATCTAACAATAGTTGTGTCAGGAATCTCTGACTTAGATGAAAGAAGAGCTTTGGATGTAGTCTGTACCAAGCTCAGACAGGTGGTTGAATCTACTGGTATAGGTTTGATTGTTGTCTCTCACTTGCGTAGACCAGAAGGAAAAGGACACGAGGAGGGTAATCGTGTCAGCTTAAATCACCTTAGAAGCAGCCATAGCATAGCTCAGTTAAGCGACTTGGTTGTTGCCTGTGAAAGAAACCAGCAGGGGGATGTAGCTGAAAGAGCAGAACTACAACTGCGTGTGTTGAAGAATAGACATACAGGAATGACAGGTGAAATAGATAAATTATTGTATGACGATAAAACAGGAAGGTTAGTGCTTCCTTTAGACACTTACTTTGGGAACTGATGACTTTACTAATTGATGCTGATTGGCTGATCTATTCTTCATGCTGTGCCTGTGAACAAGATATCAAGTGGGATGACAACTTACATACTTTGCATGCTGATGAAAGAGATGTACATGAAATGATTGATGGCAGAACTGCACACTATCAAGCTTTAGCTGAAGACAAAGAAGATGTTGTTATGTGCTTTACCCAGTACCCAACCTTCAGACATACCATCTACCCAGAATATAAAGCCAATAGAAAACACAAAAGAAAACCACTAGGTCTATCAAAGATTATTGAACAGACAAAAGAACGGTATCAATCTGAAAGTTATGAAGGGTTAGAAGGTGATGATGTCATGGCAATACTTGCCACCAGTAAAAAATATCCTGATCCTATTATTGTTTCAGTCGATAAGGATATGAGATCTGTACCCTGCACCCTGTTGGCAGGTGATGATCTTGAACTTATAACCAGACGCAAGGCTAATAGACATTGGATGATACAGGCTCTTACAGGTGACTCTACTGATAACTACTTTGGTATAGATAAGGTAGGACCAGTAACAGCAGAAAAGATACTTGGTGATGCTAAAACACTTGAACAGATGTGGGAGAAGGTGGTGGCTGCGTATGAAAAAAAGAAATATAACTTTGCTGATGCTGTTCTTAATGCACAACTGGCAAGGATACTAAGAGATGGAGATTTTGATTTTCAAACAGGTGAAGTATCTTTGTGGACTCCATAAAAAAAACACCTGCTGATGAACCAGTACAGCAAGTGTTTCATTCTTAGATGGTTAAGCAATAGATCGAGTCCGACAGGGCGTTGGCTGCTTTCACAGCTCGATGAAGGGCCTATTGCTTACTAACCACCTTATCACATAAATTTAAAGCTGCTATACTTTATTATCAAAAGTGAACTACAATACCTATAAATCTTATTAGTCATGTCGTCTGAAAAGCTTCCAGTGATTACAGATGAGTTGATCTTTGCCTTAGATCAAATCTTTCCTAACCGCCATCCTGATTTGTCTTTCACTGATAGAGAGGTATGGTATAAAGCAGGGCAACGGTATGTTGTGGATTATCTGATTGAACAACAGGCAAGACAAAAAGATACCATGCTCACAGAATCAGTACTGGAGAATTAGTTATGTGCGTTGGACCATTTAAGCCACCTTCACCACCACCATTACCAGAACCAAGACCAACTGCACCTAGACCAGAAAGAACTGCTGAACGTGTGGTATTTGGTAGACAAAGATCTTCACAGAGAAGACCTGGTTCAACAACAAGAGGTAGAACTAGAACATTAGGTACTGCTTCTTTACGAATACCATTGCTAAATGAAAATCAGACAGGATCAGGTAATCTTAATTACTAATAATGGAATACTCTAATCAACAAGGACAAACTGCTGCGGGTAGATATGCACAACTGCAAAGTGCAAGATCTACCTTTGATAGAGAAGCAAAGGAATCATCAAAACTAACCATACCTAGTCTAATACCAGAAAGCACAACAGGTACAAGAGCAAAGATAAAAACTCCCTTTCAAGCTGTAGGTGCCAGAGGTGTGAACAGTCTTGCGTCTAAACTATTATTTGCATTACTACCACCATCAACTGCTTTCTTTAAACTAAGTATTGATAGTCTTGAACTGCTGAAGCAAGGACAGGAAGGATTAGAGACAGAGATAGATAAAGGATTAAGAACAATAGAAACAGCTTTGATGAATGAGATAGAGATCTCTAACGACAGAGTGGCAATGTTTGAAGCACTCAAACATCTCATTGTTGGTGGGAATGTTCTTCTCTATCTCACAGATGACGGACTGAAAGTATATCCACTATCAAAGTTTGTATGTAAAAGAGATGCTGTTGGCAATGTATTGGAAATAATTACACAGGAATCAGTAAGCCCTAATGCACTGTCACCAGAGTTCTTGGAACAGATCAAGAAGAAAGAGAACTATGACGAGAAGACAATGGATAGTGACCTTGATATATACACATACGTCAGGAGAGTTAATGATGATTTTATGTGGTATCAGGAATGTAAGGGAGAAAAAATACCTGGCACTGATGGCAGATCAAAGGTAGATGTATCACCTTGGATAACACTTAGGTTTGTTCGTATTGATGGAGAAGATTATGGTAGAGGATATGTAGAAGAATACAGAGGAGACTTGATTAGTTTAGAAGCTCTGATGCAAGCCATCATAGAAGGTGCTGCTGCATCAGCTAAGACTATATTCCTTGTAAATCCTAATGGTGTAACCAGAGCAGCAACACTAGCCCAAGCTCCCAATGGGGCAATAAGAGAAGGTAGTGCTAATGATATATCTGTAATGCAGGTAGGCAAGGCTGCTGACTTCAGTGTTTCTCAAGCTGTTATACAAACTATTACAGGTAGACTTGAATATGCTTTTCTCATGGCAAGGTCTGTTCAGAGAGATGCAGAAAGAGTAACAGCAGCAGAAGTTACCATGATGGCTAATGAATTAGAGAACAGTCTTGGTGGTATCTACAGCATCCTTACACAGGAGTTTCAACTACCATATCTAAAACGTAGGATGCACATGCTCGTTCGGTCAGGTAAAGCTCCGAAGCTTCCAGAGAAGTTAGTGAAACCTAAGATCGTTACTGGTGTTCAGGGTCTTGGTCGTGGTAATGATCGTAATAAGCTTATTGAGTTTATCGGAACTGTAAGTCAAGCTTTAGGTCCTGACATTATGAGACAGTACATGAATGTAGATGAAGCCATAAAGCGGTTGGCAACTTCTATCGGAATAGATACTGCTAACCTAGTGAAGACACAGGAAGAAATCCAAGCTGAGATGCAGGCAATGCAACAGCAGCAACTCATTCAAAGTCTTGGACCTGCTGCTCTTGGATCACCATTACTTGATCCTAAAAACAATGCACAAGCACAACAACTAACGGAGGAATCTGATGCCAACCAAGAAACCTGAAGAAAACAAAAAGCCAGAAACTGATACAGCAAAAGCTGTTGTCAGTAAGTTAGGTGTTAATGATGAACCTAAAAAGACTGGTCCTAGAGTGGTCGAAACTAAGAATGGCCGTACAATGACTTATAACTAATAAATTTTTATGACTTCATCCCAGGTAAATGTCTCTGAGACACCACCAATGTCTCAACAAGATTTAGAAACACTAGCTAAAAATGAAACTGATGAGAATGGTCTTATCTTAGGTAAGTTTAAATCAGTAGAAGATCTTGCTGCCAGTTATAAAGAACTTGAAGGTAAGCTAGGACAGGTAACAGAAGAAGATCAACCACCAGTAGAAGAAGAAACAGAAACAAACAAGACTGAATTTAATGCAGAAGAATTTTATGGTGATGGCCTTGCTTCCGTATTAGAAGAAGTTGGTATTGATCCACAGGAGATTTCTAATAGGTTTGCTGATACAGGTGAAATAAATGAAGATGATTATGCAAAGCTTGGAGAAGCAGGGTTCTCTAAACAAGTTATAGATACCTACCTTGATGGACTAAGAGGTGGTGAAGCAGCAAGTGAAGATATAGCAACTGCACAGATACAAGGTATTAAAGATTCAATCGGTGGTGATGAAAACTACAGTAAGATGGTGTCATGGGCTATAGAAAATCTCCCTGCTGATGAAGTTAAAGAGTTTAATAACTTAACTGAAACAGCAAATGCAACTGCAATTAAGTTTGCAGTACAAGGTCTTTATTCTCAATACAATAACGCTATGGGTGTTGAACCAAGTTTAGTTACAGGTCGTGCTTCTCAAAGTGGACCTAGGCCATTCCAATCAGCAGCAGAAGTCCAAGCTGCTGTAAGCGATCCACGCTATGGTAAAGATGTGGCTTATACGCAAAGTGTGTATGCCCGATATGAAGGCTCTAATGTCTTTAACAAAGGTTAATTATGGCTAACACACCTACTAATCCCAAGCTTTATGCAAGGGTAAAGTCAGAAGCAAAGAAGAAGTTTAGAGTCTATCCTTCTGCTTATGCTAATGCGTGGCTGGTTAGAACTTATAAAAAACGTGGTGGAGGTTATCGTAAAACTTAGTTATGAAAAAATCAAACAACTGTATTGTTTATTCCAAATTTTGTGGATTTGTTGTTTTAGACACAACAAAAGATCAAATTATTTATCAGGAAAAAAAAGTTACTGATAAAATTGGTGGTGTTCAGCCTTTTAGTGAATAGTAATCATGCCTTATTCAAAGAAACAAATGAAGATCGCTAGGGTTGCAGAACCTAGAGATAAAATTACCAGAGAAGATCTTATGATCCTTCGTAAATCAAAGAAAGGTAAAAAGAAAAATGGCAAAGCTTAATCTGTCACAGATGAAAAAGCTGAAGGCACATTCAGTTCATCACACACCCAAGCACATGAACCTTATGAAAAAGCTCATGCGTGAAGG